GCGGCGCTTCTGTCTCAATTGACCCGGAAGGTCAACATCGGCTACAGCGTCATCATTCCATCCTACCCTTCGCATGGCGTCAGCAACGTGAAGAAAGCTTTGAACAACGTCTTGATGCGGGAACACCCTGACAAGCAATCTTCTACCTTCAACCGACGTACTCGCATAGCCAACTAGACGGACGAGGTATTCGCCTGGCTCTCTATGACGATGCCGTTCAGGAAAGACCATCCTCTGGATGAGCTCCTTTTCTGGACGGTGCGGCTGACTGTGCATCCACCAATGGCCCAAGAAGTGAGTCCTGTTGTCATCAAACCTCTTGGATTCAGCAGACTTGTCCGTGATTGTAGATTTCTCTACGCTCAGAACGAACCCCAAATCACTGGCTGCAGAGGCCAATTGACTAAGCGTAAGCCTAGTATTGGACCCAACGATGACGTCATCACCCATAACCAGTACCCGATCATGTGGTAGGCTGTGACCCGTCACTTTCTCCCACATGTAGGAAACGAGAATCAAATTAACAATGGAGTCAATAATGGAAGTGAAAGCGCTACCACTAGGAACACCTTTGTGTTTTTGATAGACCCGTCCGTTTGGAGCAATAATGCGTGAATGGATGAAATCGTTGACGTACCTTCTCCAAACACCCAGCTCATTCTCGTCAAGATCTAGATGCGTCCGTGCCACTCGGAAAGCATCATCAATCATACGAGCGGGAACTGTCGAATCAAATTTCGAAAAGTCTAACGAATAAACATATCGGAATCTTGATTCGATCTCGCTGATGATCGCCCCTTGCTCATGACCTCTGAGCCCCCAGACGAACGGTCTCCTTCTCGAAAGACCTTCCAAGACTCGTTTACTGTAACGCGTCCCCACAATTGTCGTAGGAAGCGACGCCATCCATACGAGCCGAGTTTTTGGACCAGCATTCCCAGGCTGAACGCGACGGCCAAATACATAGGGGTCAAAACCCCGGCCATCGTGAATAATTTTCGAAGCAAGTCGTGTCCCGGCATCCAGGACCATGTCATTGCGACGAAAGAAAGGAGCCCCAGCGTAAGAGTTACGCAGAATATGCGACGCCACAACTTCATCCACGCTGAGAGGGAGCTTCCCTCGCGTTTTAGAACCCGCAGTGTCATAGACCGCACGAATGGCTCCTGTGTAGGCACCGGTTTCGTAGGGTCG